TACAAAATCAAAGCTAGCACCTTGTATATCAAAAACTAAACCAGCAGTATTGTTTATACTAGCTACGAAATAGGTTTCTCCACTAATGTTTTCGGTGCTGGGATCAATTGAGGCTTGAAAATTTTTCCTGACGTCTGAACTTCTTATTATCCAAGAGGGGTTTATATTTTGTTGGGAATCAATAAGTTTGTCGGATCGAAGGAACTTTATATCACCAAAAGAAAATTCACCAGAAGATTGAGGGACGTTTAAAGTCGCGCTTTTAGATTCCAATAATTTAAAAGACACCGATTGATTTTCGCCAGTTTCGATAAGATCAATTTTAAAATTGTTAGATATTGGCAAAGTTTGACTATCTGTTTTTATGCCCGTTATTGTACCGCTAGTATTATAAGTTGAGTTAACGATATTATCAAATTCAATTTCATACGAAAAACCTCCATCTAGACCAGCTAATGCAACTGTGTATTCTTCCGAGGTTTGATCGAAAGTTATAGAATCAACAGAAGGCGAAGATCCCGTCAGCCCATATATTATTTCAAATCTCTCGTCTTGGGAAAGATAAAATCCTTTTCCTTGATTTGAGCCGATAAGCGAATAAGTTTGATTTATATTTTGTTCCGAAAAGTTATCTAAAGTTATATTTTTAACATCAGCTTTATCTGATACAGAAATAGATAAATGGGCAGTTATTATCTGACCATCTGACAAAGTTCCTACAAATTCTGAACGAGATTGGGAAAAGACATTTTCTCGAGAGGATTTCGACAATATAATTTTACTTTGCGACTGCAAACTCGATGCAGTGAGGTTAAATGATTTTATTGATGACCCCTTGTGCTTATGGTTTATATTCAGTAAAAGTAGGTAATTGTTAGCAACAATGTTTGTGTCGATAGAGGAATCAAACTCAGCTATAAAATTTTCTACAAAAGTTGATCTTTGGAAAAAATAATCTTCATAAATTCCCGCTTTTACCTTTTTAGCTATTTCTAAATTTACAAAAGAATGAGTGGTGTTTAAAGCTTGAGCTAAAAAACCTACCATAAAATTGTAATTTTCATTTACACCTCCATTTATGCTTTCTACAATAACATCTTCATTGTCTACAAATCTTTCGCCAGGTTCCACGTCAGACAAAGAACTAATAGGAAACAACTCTGCAATATCAAAAACAGGATTTGCGCTAGAAGACCTTTGAAAAAAATCGTTTATTAGGCCATTGGCTTCGAGTTCTCGTCTGCCAAAATCAAAATTATCTTCCAAAAGTAAATCTATTAAGTGAGCTTGGAGGGAGGACAAATTAGAAAATATTAAAGAAGTTTTTTGGCCCTGATAATGCGTCGGGTCTATTGTTCTTTGAAATGAGTATTGGGAATTGGAAAGGCTTATGTAGGATAAAGACTCTATTGAGCTTTTTACTCTACTTATTTCACTTTCGGTTAAAAAGATGCCACTAGTTGTAGAAACAGTTTTAGATAATTGAAGGTCATCAGTGAAGGCAAATTTTGAATTGCCGCCAGTAATAAAAAATTCTAATGTTAAATTTTCGTCTGTAGCTTCGTCTAAACTTAAATTTAAAAATATTTCTTCTGCAGTTTCAGGCGACTGAGAAAAAAACTGAAGAGATTCTAATTTATTTGACCCCGAGCCAGACATAGTTGCATCACTAGAATCTAGCATGAAAAGGCTATCATTTGGCGAAAGCCCAGTGCGCGATAAGGTCTCTATATCGTATATTACAGGCATTATATATTAAATAATTTTTGTAGATTACTTATTAAGTGGGGTTCTTTTGATCCATTTCTTCCAGTAGAGGCGGGTGCCAGACCTGAAATAAAACCTGTAATAAAAGTAATATCATCCGATCCGACAATACCATCTTCGTTTATATCATAAGCATTTAAATCAAGGCCGCTCTGAATGAAGCTCTCTATTTCTGACGAAAGATATCGTTGTCCAACTCCAGTAGTAAAGGTTATTCCAGAAACCAAATCGTTACCAGTCAACCCATTAAAGTATCTTTGAAGAAGCAATACATCAATTTCGCTAGAAACATTCCCGTCATTATCAATATCTAAGCTATGAATAGCTAGTTGGGGTTTATATTGCGAAAGTTCATACGAATCCGTAAGTATAACCCCAGTTGTTTTAATACTATCAGTTAATTGAAAATTATTAACAAAAGGCTGAGAAAAATTAAAGTCACCTAAATTTCCAGTAAGAGACTCTGTAATACTATTAACTGAAAAGCCCGAAACATCTAGCTCAAAAATTGTTTGACCTGACGCGCCAGTAGTAGTAATAGAGGTGACAGACCCCTTTTCGTTCAAACTTTTAAACGATTCATTATTGTTACTAAATGTAAAATTTGCCGAACTAGATGCAGGGTAATAAGTTGTGCCATGCTTGTAATTTATTTCAGCAGACTCAAAAGTAGGAAGACTAATATTAAATGTAGACTCTATCAAACCAGTAATTTCTCCGTTAACTGAGGAAGTTAAAAATGGAGTGTCCTGTGTTTTTACTTGTCTTGAAACTACCCCACTTTCGTTTGTCCCAGAACCACTAATTGTCAATGGATCTACTGGGCCAAATTGAGGATAAGTTGTATTACCAGTAAGTTTAAACAAAACACTTGATCCGCTATAAATGTCCCAATGTGGAGTTTCTCCAGATTTTTGAATAGAGAAATCTGTACCTGACCAATAGAAATTGTCATCTTTGATTCCTGATAAATTAAAAGTTTGATTTAAAAGCCCCGCAGATGCAGAAAATCCGATGAAAGTGATTGTTTCAGGGATGTTATACACGAATTGGTTTTCTAAGTTTTTAGCTTGAAACGAGATTGAAGATTGATCGAACCCAGTAAGAGAAGAACCTCGAGAAAATTTATATCTTGAAAAAATATTATCGCGATCAATAGTGACTAGATCTGATATCGCTATCTTTTTTGGAGTCCTTGTCTCGGTATTTATAACTAGCGCGAAATCGCCAGTACTTACTGATGAGAATTGTTGTAAATCCGATATTTTTATTGTAGCCATATTTTAATCTCTTTCTTAGTGAACTTTACACTAATTACACTGAGGACTCAAAAAAAAGTGTAAATAATTGATATGCCGATAGCAACACCATTCAAAGCGCTAGGAGCGGGAAACGGATTTCCGTTTCCCATGTTTAACGTAGATGTATCAAGCGCTCATGATTACATGACCCTAGGAGGGACGAGAAAAGGGACCCCGCCTACCGTCGCAGAAAAGAAGCTCTCTCTTGCTAACGCTATGAAGATATTTTGGAATTTGTACAAAATAGAGGTGGTGGGTAGCGCGACTACATTTATTGAAGCAGATGATGGCAGGTTTAATGGACTAGCTGGAAATTGGAGCGTTACCGCCGACGACCTTGGAAACGGAACGCAACCAAAAGAAAGAATAAGCACGAGGTCACAAGACTCGCGGTTTGGAGGTGATAATTATAATTACGATTTAGGTAGAGCGGAATATAATAATAGTTCTTTTGGCGAGGTGAAGACTTCTGGCGGAACAAACGTTTTCATTGCAGCTATGTATAACGGAGCAACCACTAACCCTGATAATTTTATTGGATACGGACTTAAAGATTTTGTTAAAATGAGAGGGTACTATCATACTTTCAGTAATGGATATTTGAGTGGCCCAAACTATGAGAACATAGACCACTTTCAAAGAGCTAATGGATCCGTGAGCTATACTTCTTACGATTTCGGCTATCCAGAAGATCCAAATGGTATTATATACAATCTAGGATCTCAGCCACAAAATGCCGCTGTAATTAACGTACAAGCGGAATCTTCCCCGTTCCCCATACTTAGAGTTTCAAAAGCTAGACATTCAGTTACAGCACTGCCCAAATATACTGATGCTTATCTCCAGAATAGTAATAGCCCCAACTCATGGACTTGGGCTTGGGGTGGAGATCATTTCACCTACTACGCCTACGCACCTTGGAACCCTTCAACAAACGCGGGATTTGCCTCAGTTTTCGGGTCAACTGAATCCTATACTACCCCAGGCTTTACTCTTAACCTTTCTTCATTGGATGTTTCTTATTTTACTTACGATTCTTAAGTATTTTTGGAGTTTTTTATAAATTATGACTATCCTCCTGATACCGCACCAACAACTGCATCATTTACATTTTTTGATTACTAAGTTCTGTACCCTCTATAAGTCAACTGAGCTGTCGTAGTATTACCAGCGTTGGAGACTATAGATTCGCTGGCCAAGCATCCATTTTGCAATGAGAAGGTATTTAATATACCATTGTCGCCACTGATCTTTAACTCAATGTTTCTAGATCTATCCTTGGAACCACTTAAAAAAGAAAACGTTTCTTCTACTTCGTAATCTTCAACTTCTATAGATATACTAGCCTCTTGAACGATGGGGCCGACAATAGAAATATCTGCTGGCGTTTTCTGCCCCAATCCATACGTTGGCACAACATTAAAAGTTTCAGAAAAATTAAAGGATTGTACAGCGTTTGTTTGATTTTTATCAAAAGTAACAATTAGTCCTGATTGAGAAACATTTTCTACTGCGCTTTCATCTGATGCTAGCGATCTAATTGATGTGCCACCGCCACTCAAACTTCCGTATATAGATAAGTCAAAAGATATTTCTGGTAAACTTCCGACAGCCGTAGAAACTGCATATCCATTTATAACCGCTTGAGAGAAATCAAGAAGATTATCCCCATATTCGAATTGTCCAGAAATATCAGTGAGTCCCGTTAAAGTCGTTACAAAGTCGTTATTCAAAAGATACTTATCGATTGCGGCTGTGACTTGAGTCGGCCCTGTGGTTGTTTTGCCAGCAAAATCTTTACCAACCATAGAAACGGGCTGTTCTTCTACATTCTGTTCAAATGAGGTATTTGAAACCCCCTGCAATAGAGTTCCATTTATTATTACATGTTCTTCGTGAGATCCTTCTACTGCCATGAATTACTTTACACTTTTTCCTTTTTAATTTTTTTTTTTCTTTTTTATTAATTATAAGTGTAACACTTTTCACGTTCCATTAGCTTAATCGCGTGGCGTGTTTCGCTAGCTCTTGTACAAAAATTTAAGCCCCGAAGTCCAGAATAAGGATTTCGGGGCTTCTTCGTTTATAAAACCAATTCCAATAGATAGCAAAAAAGTGTAATAAAATTTATGGCATATATATCATATAAGGACGTACCGTTGTATTTTGGAGGAGTAAATAGTAGCACATTACCAGATGGTACAGACGGAAACAATTCGGGAGTGTTCTGTGAACAGGTTCAACTCAACTATACGCCAAATATAGCGCCAGTAAGGCTTTTGGGAAAAACCCCAACTAGAGATAATTTTAATCTTGCTGGGCCCCCTAATTCTTCTCTTTCTTTTTCTTGTTATGTAAGCACTGGAGAATTTAACCCAACCGACTTCACAGGTGACGTAGGTGATACTGGAGCGGCTTTTCGACTAGGTGACGCCACAAGCGGAATATCTGGTAGTGGAGCTTTTCTTACTTCTTTCTCTTATACGCTAGCACCCTATTCTCCAGTTTTAGTTCAATGTGATTTTGCTATTTACAATCCTCTGACTATATCTAGTGCTGGAGGTAAGATTGTGGAAGAAGAAGATTCTATTATCGAGGCTTTGAATTTTGCAGATTACGGGCATGGAGCTTATTCTACATTTGGTGGATCGCCTTTAAATGATATTTCAGTATTTGAAACAATCCAATATCAATTTAATGCAAATCGTTTACCAGTTTACGAAATTGGATCATATAACCCCACTGTTGTAGAGCTAGTGACGGCGGAGCAAAATATTTCAATTAGGGGAGATAACATACAGGCTCTAGTACCTTTGACTGGTTCAAATCCTGGAAATTTATCAATGACTGTAAAAAATTCCAAACTCAATGAGATTTTTTCAACCAATATCAATGGAAGAATAACTTCAGAAAATATTTCTATCGCTGGTGGCGACTTAGCGAGAGGTTCATTGACTATTACAGAATTGTTAAAATAAAAAAAGCTTAAATGCCTAATAAACTTGAATTCAACCAGTTGAACCCAAGAATAAGGTTCAAGGAACGTAAATTTAAATTCACTCAGAACCAGATTGATTTTTTAAAAAATACCCTAGAAGATAAAACTAAATTAATGTTTTTATCTGGGCCAGCTGGTACAGCCAAGACTTATATGGCCGTGTACTCGGCTTTACAGGTTATGATGAACTCTAACTTGGAAAAAGACATACTGTATGTTAGAAGCATAGCAGAAAGCTCGCAAAAAAGCCTTGGATCGCTCCCTGGATCAATTGATGAAAAGTTCGGGGTTTTTGCTGGACCTTTTTATGATAAGATGGACGAGATGCTTCATACTTCCGATATAAAGGCACTTCGCGATAAAAATCAATTCCAATGCATGCCAGTTAATTTTGTTAGAGGATCAAACTGGAATGACACAATTGTTATAATAGACGAAGCTCAAAATTTTACTTACAACGAATTAATGACTGTGCTTACGAGAATTGGCGAAGATTCAAAAATAATAATCTGCGGAGATATGACGCAAGCCGATATAAAACAAAGTGGATTTAATAAAATATTTAATACTTTCAACGACGAAGAATCAAAAGAAAATGGAATTATTTGCACGGAGTTTGGTTACGAAGACATTAAAAGAAGTGAAATCCTAAAGTTCATAGTTAAAAAACTAGAAGATAATATTTAAAAAAATATTTTTTGATTTAATATAAGTTATGAATAAATTTTGTTTTGAATGTGGCACTAAGCTCGAATATAAATTCAATCCTCCAAATTTTTGTCCTAGTTGTGGAGCAAATTTAAAAGGTGGTGAATCTAAAAAAGTTGAACCCGCGCGCGCGGAAGCGTCAGCCAAGATTTCAAAATCTTCTGAAGATTCTGAGGGCTACACTGACGCCAGCAATATACCAAATATATCAAAGCTAGAATACGAGCTTGAAGATTTTGGTGCTTCAATGCAACAAACTATAGGTTCTTTAGGCGGCAAGTCAAGCCCCAAGAGAAGAGAAATTTCTATCAAAAAAATTGATGACCTATAATGTATGATTTTGAAGATAAGATAAAAGAAATTAATGCGGCGGTAGAAAGAAAAAGAGCAAAATGGAATTTGGATGCGGTAGCTTATATAGATTACGATGACATAAAACAAATAATTATGACTCACATCTACAAAAAGTGGCATTTGTGGGATCAATCAAAACCTATAGAACCCTGGTTAAGTAGGGTAGTTTCTAACCAATTTAAAAACTTATTAAGAAACCATTATGGAAATTATGTAAGACCGTGTCTGCAATGCAAATTTAATAACGGTGGAGACGGCTGCTCGAAAACAGCGAATGGAATTCAAAACGAATCTTGCGAAGACTTTAAACAGTGGTCCATGAAGAAGAAAGCTGCTTACGACATAAAACTCGCTGTTACCATGGAGGGCCATATAAATGAAGTCAATGCTCAAAAGGATGGTTTTTTGAATTTAGAATCTGCGACAGAAAAATTGTCAGCAGAGATGGAACCTCATCTTAGTAAGAGGCATTTTCGTGCATTTAAAATGATGTTCATAGAGAACAGTACCGACGAACAAATTGCAAAGTATTTAGGATTCAAAACTAACGAAAAGAAAAGATCTGCTGGCTATAAGCAAATAAAAAATCTTAAAAAAATTTTTCAACAAAAAGCCAAGCAAATAATTATCGAAAAGGACATAATATGATTAATTTAACCGAAGATCAAAAGGATAGAATTTTAGAAATATTTCAAGAAGAAGCAAATATTCTAAACATTACTAAGATTGTTTTTGAGGATGATGCCCTTGATGGAAGATCTAAAGAAGGCAGAGCTGTTACTAAATTCCTAGCAGAAAATGGTTTGAAGGCTAAAACGACGAAAAGAGACAAAACGGAAGACGTAACTCTGACCGAAAGTCAAATAGAAAAAATTAAAGAATTAAAAAACGATAAGTTAAATACTTCAGAAATAGCAGATATTGTATTTAAGACTAAGATAACAAGACTGTCCAAGGAGTGGAGAGCTGTAAATGAAATAGTTAACGAAGAAAAAGAGCAAGAAAAAGATAGAGGAGAAGACTCTGCGGGTAACTACATTGCACCCCAAGCAGTTTCCAGAATTATTAAAAAAATTAATGACTCAACTGGTTTCGGGCTGGAAGAAAGTAGAATGTCTCGAAATCAAAAACATTGCTGTGATAAGCTAAGGGTCAACCTTAACAACTCAAGATTTGTTGCTATTGTAAATAACTATACGAGTCATAGAGACAAAGAGTTGTTTGAGCAAGAATTTATTAGATTGACTTGGGACAAGCCCGATCTTACTGCAGACGAATTAAATTTATACATGAATGTCGCCAAAGAAATAATTAATCTTGAGTTAATTACTGGCCACTTACAAAAACTGAATGACATGTTTGAGAGTGCCGACGACCAGGATGAAATGACAGTTCGCTTAGCGGAAATTATTAAGGCTAAAAGTTCAGAATATCATCAATGTGAGACTCGCATTGAAAACTTGACAAAAAAACTTCAGGGAGATCGTGGAGCAAGATTAGCGAATAAACAAAAAGAAACTGCGTCGTTTCTTGCTATCGTCCAGTTGTTCCAGGAAGAAGAAGAGAGAAAAAATATTGTTCGTATTGCTGAAATGCAAAAGGAAGTAATTAGAGAAGAAGCTAAAAAATTAGAGGGCATGGCGGCTTGGAAAGCTCGCGTTCTTGGTATCGGTATTGAAGATGTCTTATAAATGTAAAGAATGTGGAGTCGAGTTCGAGACAGAAAAAAGTCTTCATGCTCATCTTAAGGCACATAAGATGTATGTGGCTGACTATTATGTTAAACATTATCCACGATTTAATAAGTTAAATGGTAACCCTTTGCCTTTTAAGAAGAAGGATGAATACTTTACAAATGATTTTATTAATAGATCACAACTAGTAAAGTGGTGTGAGTCTGCGCCAGATCAAGAAGTTAAGGACTACATCCTTGACCTAGGTAAAAAAAGAATTGAAAGAAAGAAATACAAAAACGCACCCTTTTATTTAGAGCTTCTCAAGCGACAATTGCCAGACTTAGATATTTACAAAAAACACTTCGGCACATATACTAAAGCTTGTGAGGCCATGGGCGCAAAACCCATATTCCACAAGGGCATGCCTAAGGAATTTAATAGTAGTGTAGATGTCGAAGTTCTTATCGATACTAGAGAGCAACAGCCATTAGAATTTGAGAGATCTTCAATTTTAAAGTTAGATTTTGGTGATTATACTTTAGGTGGAAATGATTTTACTAATACATTTGTGGATAGAAAAAGCGCTGGTGATTTCTTATCAACTTTTGGCGGGCAAGTGGATAGATTTAGGAGAGAGATGGAAAGATGCGTCGAACTGGATAGCTACATGTATATCGTTGTAGAAAAATCTCTTAAAGCAATAGAAAAAGAAGCTGTGTTTACTAAAGGGAGAAGGGCCCCAAAACTAGGTTGGGTGTTTTCTAATTTAATTTCTGTACAACACGAATTCGCTGAGAATTGTCAATTTGTTTTCACAGATGGCAGGAAACATAGCGAAGAAATAATACCTAAACTACTTTTCTTGGGCAAAAAGTTATGGGACGTAGACGTGCAATATTTTTTAGATAAGGAGGAAAGATGAGTTGGGATGCGGGTAATCAGAAACCCCTAAAAAGGGAACCAGTTAACCAACAGATTATGGATCTAGAAGGATATCTGGAGGATACTAAAGCTAAAATTTGGTTATATAAATTTATGAAGGAAAATGTGACCTTCACCACAGAATTACTTACTGGTATTGAGCTATTTCCGTTTCAACATATGGCTGTCAAAGCCATGATGGAAAACGATTACTTTTTGGGTATCTGGTCTCGTGGTATGTCGAAATCATTCTCTACTGGTATTTTCGCTTTGTTGGATGCAATGATGAATCAAGGCGTACATATTGGAATTATATCTAAATCATTTAGGCAGTCTAAAATGATTTTTCGCAAGATTGAGGATATATCGCAAGACCCCAAAGCTGAACTGTTTAGGCAGTGTATAGGTAAGGTGAGTAAGTCTAACGACGAATGGTCTATGCAAATAGGCAAGAGTCGTATCACGGCCCTGCCGCTGGGCGACGGAGAAAAACTTCGTGGTTTTCGTTTTCAACGGATTATCGTTGATGAGCTTCTACTGATGCCAGAAAAGGTATTAAATGAAGTTATTATGCCGTTCCTGGCTGTTGTAGAAAATCCAACGGAAAGACAAAAAATTAAAGACGCAGAAGACTCAATGATTGAGGCTGGAAAGATGGCGGAAGACGAAAGGACAGAGTGGCCATCGAATAAAATGATTGGACTGTCTTCAGCATCCTATAAGTTTGAGTATCTCTATAAAATGTATCAAGCCTATGAAAATATGATTTTTAATCCTGGGGCAAAAAACCAAGGTAGGAGATGTATTATGCAGTTCAGCTACGATTGTGCGCCTAAAGCCCTGTATGATGAAAACTTAATTTCGCAAGCTAAGGGTACAATGAGCCAATCACAGATTGATAGGGAGTTCAATGCCCAGTTCACTGATGATAGTGCTGGTTATTTCAAAATTAGCAAAATGGCTGATTGCACCATTGAAGATGGAGAATCCCCCTCTATAGAAGTTGCTGGAGAAGAGGGTTCTGAATACATTTTGGCGTTTGACCCCTCTTGGTCTGAATCTGAAGCTTCTGACGATTTTGCTATACAGGTTATAAAACTACTACCAGAAGAGAAAAAAGGTGTACTGGTGCACAGTTATGCGCTGCCAGGAACAAATTTGAAGAAACACATAACCTACTTCAAGTATATATTGGATCACTTTAATGTCATTATGATTGTTGGAGACTATAACGGAGGAGTCCAATTCATGAATTCTTGCAATGAAAGCGACTTGTTTAAAAAGGATAAGTTAGAAATAGGTATGTTCGAAGGCGATTTTAACAATCCGCACGACTATGTAAAGGATTTGAAAGAAGCTAGAAGAAAATATAATGTCCAAAGTAAAGTCATATGTCACTTAAGGAAGCCTTTATCGGTGTGGATAAGAAATGCAAACGAAATGCTGCAAACGGCCTTCGATAGAAAGAGACTATATTTTGGAGCGACAGCCATGGACGACAACTATTCCGCGCAAAAAGCTAAAAGAATACCGATAAAGGATTTAAAGTTCTCAAAATATGAGGACGAAAAGAATGTGGGAGCTAAGATGATTGATTTTATTGAGCACCAAAAAGACATGATCGACTTAACAAAAGCTGAATGTGCACTCATACAAGTTTCAAGTTCGGCTGGAGGAACTCAAAGTTTTGATTTACCGCCTAATCTAAAAAGACAAAAAGGCGTAGATAAAGCGAGAAAGGATTCTTATTCTGCTTTAATACTAGGCAACTGGGGAATGAACATATATTATGATATGATGAATATTCCTGAAGAAATTAACCACGGATTTACCCCGATCTTTATTTAAAAAAGTTGAAAAGTAACTTTTAAAAAGTGTAAGTAACTTTATAATCGTATTATACTTATGCCAAAAAGACAATATAAGAAAAAATCTGAGTACTGGAATAAATTTAAAAGAGTTCCACCGCAAGTATCAGCGGCCCAAGAAGTAGTTGAGCCAGCTACAATGGGAGAAGCATATCATGTTTCTGAAGGATCCTACAGCCGATCTGGTTCTATGTCATCTTCTAGCACAAGCACGAGGATCAATAAATCTTCTGTTACGACTCCGAAAAATAAATATAGTCAAATTCGAGGAGGGCTTCTTCCTTACGAAGTTTCATCCGATGGAATCAATGTCAGGGAAGCTATTGAGCTTTGCCAAAAAGCATACGCAAATGTGCCTATTTTTAGAAATACTATTGACATGATGTCGGAGTTTGCCAATGCAGAACTATACTTAGAGGACGGAAATGCTACCTCTAGGAATTTTTTCGAGAAACTGCTAGACAGAATTAAGATTTGGGACTTAAAAGATCAATATTTCAGAGAGTACTACAGAAGTGGTAACGTTTTTCTTTATCGTGTCGATGGTAAATTTAGCCTAGATGATTATAAGAAGTTTTCTCAAAACGTATCTGACGGACCATCTTTAAACAAGTTTCCTTTAAAATATATTGTTTTAAACCCTTTCGAAATTGTAGCAAAGCGTAGTACTGTGTTCAATACTAAAGACGGAGCCTATGCAAAAATTCTTTCCGAGTTTGATATGGAAAGGCTAGCTAATCCTAAGAACGATTACGATCAAGCTGTCTTCGACGGCCTAGACCCAGAAGTGAGAAAACAAATCAAGAACGGAGCTTATTTCAAGGACGGCCTTCAGATAAACCTTAAAAACGATAAAATTTCATATAGCTTCTATAAGAAGCAAGATTACGAGCCATTTGCTATTCCTTTTGGTTATCCTGTTCTTGAAGACATTAACGCTAAGCTTGAAATGAAAAAGATGGATCAAGCCATCATGAGAACCGTTGAGAATGTTATTCTTATGATTACAATGGGGGCAGAGCCAGACAAGGGCGGAATTAATCCAAATAACGTCATGGCTATGCAAAAACTTTTTCAAAATGAATCTGTGGGCAGAGTCTTAGTTTCTGATTATACAACTAAAGCTGACTTTGTTATTCCTGATATTAATAAGGTCGTCGGTCCAGGAAAATACGAAGTGATCAACAAAGATATTAAAGAAGGCCTTCAGAATATAATACTTAATGATGATAAGTATAATGGCGCTCAAATAAAGGCTCGTGTATTTTTAGACAGATTGAAGGAAGCTCGTGAGGCTTTTATTCAAGACTTTTTACAGCCAGAAATCAGACGCATAGCTAAAGATTTAGGATTCAGATCATACCCAACGGTTAAGTTTAAAGATATCGATTTGCGTGATGAAGTTCAGCTTATGCGCGTCGCCACGAGACTTATGGAGCTTGGAATTATGACAGCGGAACAAGGTATGGATTTATTCCACACTGGAAGATTTCCCTTGTCAGAAGAATTGGCGCCAGCTCAAAAGAAGTTCGTTGAACAAAGAGAAAAGGGTTACTTTAATCCAGTCGTTGGCGGCGTTCCAATGATGGAATTAGATGGCGAAGATTCAGAAAAACCCGACGAAGCATCAAAACCTACGAAGGCAATGCCTGGTAGACCAGAAGGCTCTGGAGACAAATTTTCGAGGGAAAGTATTCAAGGGACTATATACGAAGTTGAATCTTTAAGCTCCATTGCTAAGGAAAAAATGTTAGAAAAACTTGGGGCAGAATCGTTAGATGAAAACCAAGAAGCAATGTTAGAAAAACTTTGTGAATCTGTAATCTGTTCTTCTGAAAAAGAAAATTGGCAAAACACTGTAGTTTCTTGTGTAAATGATTTTAGTGAAATTGAAAAACTAGGTACACTTAACGGTATCTTTAAAGTTTCAGAATCTCATAAGTTAGAAATTTATCCTTCAGCAATTTTATACCACTCAAAATGAAAAACACAAAATTATTACCATTTAGATCATACGAAGAAGAGGATGTAGTTAATCTTTTTTCTTTGCATCCGATGTACGCTTCAGAATCGACAAACCTTAACTCACAAACCGAGATAAGAAACGATGGAGCCGCTGGAACTTTTGTTAAAATAGAAAACGGGAACTTCAATCAAGATATTGTAGATTATCAACATCCAGACTTTTTAGGAAAAAGTAATCAAAACGGATTCAATGGTTATGGTAATGCAGCAGTTTCCACATCTAGGCCACTACCTTTTGTTGTATCAGAAACTTACCCCGTAAACCCATTGAATATAATGCCAACTGAGGGTTATGATATGCCACTGGGAATAACCTTAAATACTACCGCGATAGGCGACGAAAATGGGGAAAAACTTCTTTACAACAAAATGAAGAAGGAAGAACTACAAGCTATTTTACCAGGCGAAACAGTGCCTGTAGCCACAAAGGGTGTTTTCACATTTCATGTAGAATCTTTCGATGGTGCAGCTATTGCTCAAGACGATGGCGGAGATACATTCGGGGTTTCAACTGATGGTGTAGACGGCGAGTTTAGATTAAATATCATGAGTGTGACTGAAACTTTGTACCCCCGTTTAAAAAAAGACGGAACGGATTTTAATGATTTGAGATTTAGGGTAGTAGTCTCCTGCTTGACGACGGCTGGGACATTAATAAGAACTAACTTAGCCAATGGCAGTAGTTCTAGCAATGTTGGATTTTCAACGCAGACAAAAAATAATGAATGGGAGGATCACACTTTTATTCAAAATGATAACCAGGGCTTTGCTATGATTTTTGGAACTTCAGATGGCAATGATTATACACAAGCTCACTGGAGAAACTTGAGAGTTTACGATGCAGATACTGGAAATCTTATAATTCTTTGTATGTTAAATGATACAGATGTCACCCTCGCGGTGGGCGACCTTATCCCTAACGGCGTAAACCTTCAGAGTAATTCCCCGTCTGAGTTCACTCCAGTCGGAAGAGTAACGCTTGATAGTTATAACAGCTATTCTGGTGGATGTAGAAAGAGTAATCTTGGTATTAAATATGGATTTGCTCATCAAACTGGAGTGTCAGTTATAAATTCAGGAATTAAAACTTCAAGCTCGTATGGTCCGATTAATGGTTACGATGGCCTGCATTATATTGACGGGACCGATCAAGTGTTCACACGAGAGTTGGGTAAAATTGCTATTTGTAAACCAACCGATCCTTTCTGTTTCGGAACTATAATTGGAACGGGCAGCATGCACTCTGAAAAAACAGATGGGATTTATTCTGATATTTTTTGGAAAAACACGCTTCCGATCGGTCAAAAAGACGACAGTAAAATAAATTATTATATGATAAAAATAGGCAAATAATGAAAGAAATCAAAAACCCACTAGAAATGAGCGTAGATCGCTCTAACGGCAATATCGAAATATCTATTGCGAAAAAATACAGCGATACCGAAGAAGCTATGTATAAGTCATACATGAGCGTTTGTGCTATGGACGACAAGGCGCTAACCGATACAAGCGACATGGACGATAAACAAACCATGAAAGCTTGTGCAGGACAGTATGGCAAGATGAGAGCCATGATGAATGAAGTTGGCAAGGGGGGCTTAACAGACAAGCAAAAGAAATTGCCGCCAGCTTTACAAAAAGCGATTCTTAAAAAAATGAAAAAAGAAGGTGAGGCTTCCAAGTCTTATGCTGAAGAAAAGGATGCATAAATACACTACAACTTTCGAATTTGAAGTCAAAGCCTGTGAAGAAATTGCTGGCATTAATGTAACTAAAGCCAATATTCAAAATTTAAAGGAGTTAATTCCAAGCTCCGTAGATTTAGAGAAAAATATTGATTTGATGGGCGTTGCATTTAATGCTGCTGTTGTCAACGAATTCAATAAAAATGGAGACGGTATAGACACTAAAACAGCAATCGAGTCTGTTCAGCAATTCATACATAAACCCACAAATATTGAGCACAACAAAAAGAAAATTGTTGGTCATATTGTAAACGCTGGTTTCAGCGATTATTCAGATAGTACGATATTGGTTAATGTAGACGAAGAACAAAACGACCCTTTTAATATAGCTCTTGGCGCAGTTGTTTACAAGACGGTAGATAAAGAATTTTTTAGCACACTAGAAAAAAGCACCAATCCTAATAACAAAATGCACAACATGGTTTCTGCAAGTTGGGAAATCGGGTTTAGTGAATATAAAATTGCAGTGGGCAGTAAAAACCTTAAGGATGCTGAAATTATTTCTGATCCAGAACAAGTGCAAGAAATGAAAGGAATGTTAAAGGCATTTGGTGGTAAAGGAGCAACTGAAGATGGTCGTCCAGTTTACCGACTGATTACTGGAAAAGTGTATCCTCTAGGTATTGGATTTACTATGAAACCAGCCGCAAACGTTAAGGGCGTAATCAGCAATGAATACGAAAACGAAGAATCAAAGGATGAAGAAGTTTCTAAATCTAACAAGACGCAGGCTTCAGATTTAAAAAAAATTAATGACAAAATTTCACAAAATTTAAAAAATACTGTAAACAATACTAAAATTATGGAACTCGAAACTCTACTATCAGAACTAAAGGACTCTCTCGCGGAAAAGAAATTTTCTGAAGAAGCAGTCGCTGGCATGACATCGACTTTTGCCGATGCCATTAAATTAAAGGACGATGAGTACAAAGCTTCTCTAGAAGCTACGGAAAAAGAGAAGGCTGAAATCGCATCTGCGAGAGAAGAGCTTCAAGCTTCTGTAGAATCTATGAAAGAGGAGCTTAAGACTGCTCAAGAACGCATTAACTCTTTCGAAGCCGAGAAAAAGGCCGAAGAAGCTGTTGCTACATTTAACGCTCGCATGGAAGAAATTGATTCTACCTACGATCTTGAAGAAAGCGACAATGCATTTATTGCTGAAAAAATTAAAGGTCTTGACGATTCCGAAGAATCCTTCGCGTCGTTCAAGAAAGAACTTACTGTTTTTTGGGCATCGAAGAGCAAAGAAGCTAAAGCAAAACAAGAAGAGGCAATCGCCGCTCGAGTTGAAGCTGAAATTGAAAAGCGTCTCAGCACAACATCAGAAGCATCCGAAGAAGTGACCGAAGAGGTCAACGTCGAAGAAGCTCTTGAAAATGCAGAAGCTACTGACCAGCCTCTTCCCAACAATAACGAAGCTCAAGCTTCTAAAACAACTTTGAAGGAAAAGTTCGCTGCTGCATTTAGCCGCGATAACGTCCTTGGATAAACAAACTAATAAAATTTAACTAAAAAAATTATGGCACTTAGACTACTACCATTCAGACAGTACAGCGAGCAAGACGTGGTAAACATGTTTGCTCTTACAGACGCCCAGGTCCTCCCCAGCACTACTGCTGCTGATGACGGAAATGGATCAAACGGCGTTTTTGTCTCGGTCAAAGACGGTAATTTCAACCAAGATGTTGTCTCCTACGGAGTTAACTCATACCTTGGTAATGAAGCTTACCCTCACGTTGGCGCGGGAATGTATCCCACTAACCCTCTAGAAGTTGAAGCTGCTGCTTCTGGCTCGATCCCTCTCGGATTGACCTTGAATCAAACAGCTAAAGCTGATGAGAACGGTGAAAAACTTCTTTATAATACAACCAAGAAAGAAGAGCTACAAGCTGTTCTTCCTGGTCAAACAGTTCCTGTTGCAACAAAGGGTATCTTTACTCTTTCTTCAGCTGCTATCACAGGCGACGCATTCGTAGTCGGTGGGGGCTTTAAAATGTCAGCTCTTGGAAAAATCGGCGGTGCTACTGCTGGTGCTGCTGATTCTCTTGGAACAGTTATTGGAACAGGTTCACGCGCCCCTCAAGGCGGCAATTTAGAACAATTCGCAGGTGACTACGTCATTGTGAAACTAGGATAATTAAAAGGAATTAAAAAAATATGAAAATCACTTTAAAAAATACTCCAGAACAAGTCGAACTTGTAAAGGCAATGGCTTCTCGCAACCGTGATGTTGCTTATGAAGCTCAAACAGCCCTTGCTGAGTTTATCGGACCTGTCCTCGCTGAAGTTGTAAACAATGCTCCCGTATTGTCCAACCTCTTCACTACTCTTCAATATAACGCTGATGACAATCCTTCGATTCCGTTGGATCTATACTTCGACGTTTCTGATGAAGATTATGTTCAAGTTTATAGCCAAAGCCGTGCTGGTGGCCTTCCAACTTCGGAAGTGCACCCAACATCTGCTGAGCTTAAGATCGCTACATATAGCCTCGATTCAGCTGTAAGCTTTGATCGTCGTTATGCTGCTAAGAGCCGCATGGATGTTGTCGCTAAGACAATGACTCGTGTTGCGCAAGAAATTCTTCTTAAGCAAAATAGCATCTCTGCTAATGTTGTTATGAAGGCACTTGCTAACGCTACTACTAACAGCCTTCCTCACGCAATTAATGCAGGAACTGCAGATCGCTTTACTCTTGCTGATCTTAATGCTCTTATGACTCGTGCAAAGAGAATCTCAAGCTCTTTTGTTGGAGGTACTCCTGAGGCTGGTCGAGGACGCGGTGTAACAGATATCCTCTGTTCTCCTGAAATCGTTGAAGAGCTTCGTGCGATTGCTTACAACCCAATCAACACTAAAGCTTCACCAATGGGAACTGCAACAGCTCTTAACAACCCAGTTCAGACTGCTAACGTTATCGCTGAAGAAGCTTACAAGGCCGCTGGCGCTCCTGAGTTCTACGGTATCAATGTTATCGAGCTTAATGAGCTTGGTGTCGGCCAGAAGTTCAACACCGTCTTCGGCAACGAAATCGGTTCTAGCTTCGATAAAGGAACAACTTCAGACGCCGACGAAATCGTTGTCGGTATCGATCGTAGCCGTGAGTCTCTAATCCGCCCAGTAGCTGTTGACAGCGAAAGCGGTGGTGAGTTCAACTTGATCGCTGACGACCAATACAGCATCCGTCAAAGCAAGATCGGTTACTTCGGTTCACTCGAAGAAGGCCGCATCGTTCTTGACGATCGTGCTCTTGTTGGAGTTATCGTCTAATAACGATCATTACAAATTTAAGGGTCACCTTTCGGGGTGGCCCTTTTTTTTGGAATTTTTAAATGTTTATTTTAATATATTGATATGGAAGAAGAAATTAAAGAAAGCAAAAACCTTCACGATTTGAAGGAAGAATTTGTTGAATCGGATATCACCGCAGCTATTGAAAATGACGAAGTCAATAATGAAGAAATTCAGAACTCCAATGAGGTAGATCCCATGGATAAATTAAGTTACGCAGACGGCAAAGAGAGGGACGAAATTGACGAGAAAGAAGCTGAAGAAAAATTGATGGGAGCTGATAAAATTTCTCCATTTGGCACAAACGATACCAGAGTATTTAAAAGAAAGCTGGAAAATATGAACTATTCGCAAAAAGCTCATCTAGCACATAGAGTTGCGGCTAGAGTATTTGCTGATCAAGATTTGCAAGACGAATCACTGGTCAAAGCATTTCATGAGTGGAGATCATCAAACTGGGGATCTACTGGTGGGAGAACAGCAGAAAAGGCAGCGGTTTTAGCTTCTGATTCTATTTCAGATTTTGAAGAAAACCTGAAGGGCAAGACTCTATCGGAATTGCAAGAGATGGCGATGAAGCTTGGATTTACTCCAAGTTACGACAGAATTAGATTGATGTCAGCGCTAAGGCAGGAATATCTTAAGAGAGGTTAAGCTTTTGCCGTCTTTTTTTGTGTAATGTTATGTATGGATGACATACTAAACGACTTAATCATAGCTGACGGCAAAGAAAGACCAGCCAAGAAAAAGGCTGCCAAGAAAGCTAAAAAAAAGATTGCTAAACCAGCAAAACAGCCTGTTGCTGTTGAGCCCACACCAACAAAACCTAAATATTCTGAGTCGGACTTGAGAACAAAAGGCACGTCAGAACTAAAAGCAATATGTTCGAGACTGGGTATTGATAGCCCAAGACGAAAGACGGACTTAATTAAAAATATTTTAGATAATACTTAAAATGTCGACGATAGGAAATTTAGCTAATTCTATTTTTGTAAATGAATTTGATTCTGTTGGAGTGTCTGAAGCATCTATTTCTGGATGGCTTGATAATAACCTTGGGCAGTTAAATAATGTACTTTATACTAGTTTCTCTGGAGATAGTGGGCATATATCTGGATTTGGTCTAGAAGAAGAGAGCATCTATAAAGAGATGTATTTATATCATTATTATATGAAACAAACACGAAAAACTATTCGTGGAATAGCTGACGATACAAATGGCAACATTGTAAGCGTCAGAGACGGTGATAACGCTATTACGTTTGTTAATAAGAATGAAGTGTCCAAAGTCTACAAAAGCCTCGCTCAGGACTCTTATGACGCCTTCTCGGTGTTAGTTACAAATTATAACAGTTACCAGTCAAGCCCACGTCAAGTTGGTGGAATTGAGTCTTAGGACTAAGATAGCTAAATACTGATTTACAATAGCGTGACCACTGTATGCGGGTTGCGCTTTTTTGTGCATAAAAAAACCCCCTCGAATGAGGGGGTTTTGTAAATTAGAAGGGCTTCTTAGCTATTCGCTCCACCCTAAAGTATTAAGCAGAAACTACAATACTTCTTGTAACTTCGGTGGCCACATTACCAGCTGCGTCAGTTGCGTTGTAAGTAACTGTGTAAGTGGCAGCAACGCTCGTGTCAACAGCACTCGAATCAATTACCACAGCGGTACCGTCATCTGTTGTCGCACCGAGCTCGGAATACGCGTCACCTACTGAGAGGTTAATAGTAGCGTTGCCAACCAGAGTAATTACAGGAGCGGTTCCGTCAAAAGGTGTATTGACGTTCGAACCAGAGAAGAACACATTATTGACATCGTCATTTGGTCCACCAATTGACAGTGAGAAGTTCAAGTCAACGGTCTTATTGGGACCAATACTAGAGCTGAATGACTGGCTATCAAGCTTTAGATTAGTAAGCTTGTACGATGCTCTTGGGGTATTGCTTGAATCTGAATCCTTAAATGTAAACTGAAGATCAGTAATAAATTGGTCATCGTTAATAATATCAGTAAGGGCCGCGCCCTGCGTGTCGGAAACGATTGCAGAAACAGCGAGTGTAGGAGTGATTGGGAAATCAACAACACGCGCAAAAGAGAAGCGAGATCCAAGCTTGTCGATAGGAGTTCTACCGAGAGGAATTGAAATCGATATACTTTGAACGTGAGCTGAGCCTCCACCATCAAGGTCGACAAAAGCGTCGCCATCTGCATTACCAAGTGATAAAGAAATGTCTCCTGGGCGAAGAGCCGTAGGAATATTTGCTCCAATAGCTTGATTGCCAACTGGAAGAACGACACCTACACCAGTAAAGCCATCACCAGTGAAGCCAGAAACGGCTTGATTTGGTAGAGCTGTTCCGAGTGTGGGATCAATACCAACACCCTCAATACCAGAATAACCTGCAGATGTACCAGATACGCCTGCGGTCGCATTCATGTTTGTGCCTTCAAAAGAAGCGGAAATTGTTGGAATGCTGCCCACGGAAGCTTCTAGACTGTAGTCGGTAAGGAAAGCGTTTCCAATACCGATTGTGTTGTAGCCGCCTGAAGCGTCAGCAGAAGATGGATCAAAGTTTGCGTCTACCCCTTCTGGAGCCGTCAAAATGTAGAAATTTTGGCCACTTGATGAGGCAATTTGTCCAGATACAAAGCCGCCGTCAAGGCCAGTACTATTTAAGAAATTAAGGACTTGCTCGTTGTATCCATCTCCAAGATAGTAAGACATGTCAAAGGATACTGTCGGAGCCTCAAGAATAATAGCTTCGAGTCTAGCAAGCTGACCAAATTGGTTCACGTCTTGGCGAGTGATGTTTAGTGAATAATTAGCAGATTGTACTCTGCGAAGTTGTTCGTGATCGTTTATACCAGTAGAATCTACTGATTTACTCGCGAACAGCGCGTCGGATTGATAAATAACTCTATTTTTAGCCATGATATTTTATATTGTTTACAGTTTATTTGTTTGATTGTGAAATTATGATCTAGGATATCTTACTGTAGATACCTCAAAATCAATGAACCCGACTTTTATGTCGCCAGGCAGGGAGGATTGTGGTTTTTGTGAAAGTTTAGAAACGGTGACGTCGTCAATGAAATATGGGTTGCTTTGAAGGTATGTGTCCCTTAGGGATGAATAACTATAAGAGCCGTTTTTTACGTCGCCATATTCCGTTGAGGGGTGGGAAGAAAAGGGTATTTTTGCAAAAGATTTTCTGACAGAGTCTGCGAAGATAGACAAGGAACCATCTAATTGATATTCGTTTTCAGCGAGAACAACAGCCTTAATAGAATTGTTTGTTTTATCTTCTCCCCCAAAGGCAAAGCCCTCATTTCTCATATACTCGCAGTTTAAGAATATAGCTGGAACCATTTGATCGTAAGGCTCTAAGCCTTTTATAGTGGGTGTTCCATATCTGCTATTCAATGTGAATTTATTTTCTATGATTAAGTCTTCTTCTGTATCGTTAGTCAGGTATATATTAAAATCTTTTACGGCAAAAGTTCCTGTTACGTTGGCGGCTTCGCCCGCACCAGTGTGCAAAACTCTTCCATTTTCATAATCATAAATATATTCTGACCTATTTAATTGAGAACCAGCATTTAAGATTGAGTTTGGATTAGCAATAATTGGGTTTACTTCGCCAGTTACCGAAGAATCGTTAACCCATTGTTTGTAGTTGCTTTGAAGCGGCGTCCAAGAACTTGGCACCCTGCTATCTGATTTTGAAAAGAGTGTTCCAGTCTTATTTGAATAGGCTTCACCCTTTTGAAGCAGCTCGTGATCAAACCACAAGAGAAAGCTGGTCATTAATTCGTGGTGATATTGCGGTTTCATAGAGGTATTTACACTATTATATAGTTAAATTTATAAATTGTTTTTTGTATTTATTGAGGAGGGCAGATATGTATTGAATGTTTTTGAATTGTGATCCATTTTTTCTAACTTTTCTTGGTGATTGTATCCCAAGCCCAGATCTACTGTTTTCTCTTTTTACTCTCAAATAATAACCCAATCCAGATATACCCGTTTCTATACCTTTCGCCCAACTTCTTCCAGTGGCCCAAGGCATGGGGGTAACATCAAATACGTCTTTCGCGTCTGGTATGTAAATAGAAAATTCAATTGAGTTGCCCTTGAGTGTGACAAATTCAAAATTAGTTTCTTGTAAAATATTTTCTATGCTCTTTGTGGGGTCTTCTGAGGAATCTTCAAATCCTATAAATGAATACAGGTTAGTTGATCCGCCCAAAGTGCCACTAATATTTTTGGCATCTACTCCTTGTTTTATCTCTATAGTGACTGGATGATTCAAAAACTCGGCAATCATTTGATTTTTAATCTTCTGAAAAGCCGCCCTACCTCTTTTTTGTATTTCGTTCCTAAGTATCCTTGGCGCTTGTTTTTTTAGGTCGGCTACAATTTTTAAATCAAGGGCCATTATGATGTGGGTGCGTCTTGGAGTTCCTCAATTGGCTGTAAATAAAAATGATAGTACTGGGGCCCAAATATACCAGTAGGATTTCCTTTTGTGACTATCTTGTACTTTCCGCCCTCAAATTCACACCTTTTTGCTTCTTTTAAAATATTGAAACCAGACGCATCTACGGTAATTCTTACGGAACCATCTATTACTTCTATACCAAATTGACTATTTATTTGTCCGTCCGACATTGATTCTTCATTGGCATTTATATATTTTATTCTAGCTTTAACAGTGTGAGATTCAGAGGTGGTAGATGTGCTAGATTCTCCAGAATAAGTTTTACCATATATTCCGTTATATTCCTGGCTAGATGCTATTAAAATTTTTACACCATCTTTATATACAGTGATATTTCTAGCAAATGTTTCGTGTATATCGTCGATGATTGATTTGATAGCAGTTTTCTGGGAGTCTGAAATGAGAGAAGTGGCCATGTCTACTTTTACACTTTTTTGTGTAAATAATGCTGGGAATAAGGAATGAAAGCTCAGGATTTTTTAAATGATAGGTCGGATTACTATATCCGTTTTCTGTTCAAATCTTTTTTGAACACTCTGGAGGACTTGCAGTCTCACCACGAAATTAACTTTGGAAAGTTATATGATAACCTGCCGAAAGAATATCACAGCATTATTGAAATGGCTGATTATTTTGATGAAGACCATTTTCAAGCCTACAGAAAAAGGGTTTTAGATAATGGAAATTCTGTATTGAGGGATTATAATAATGAAGTTGAAAATCTAACAGTAGAATTTAGATTTAAAAATTAAAATCATGAAAACAAAGTATATTTATAAATTTCAGGTAAACAAGAGCGAAAAAAAGCAGGTAGAGGTTAACCGCAAAAATAAAGAAACTGGTGAAACAGAAACTATCTTGCAAAACAAGACGGTTAAAACTCCAGTTGAATTTGTAATTAAAAAGCCAAGCCGCCGTATTGTTGATGAAGCTGAGGCTCAGTACGCGATCGAACTTAGTAAGAATATCAAAAAGGGTATTGTTACAAAGGATATGCTTGTAAAAAAATATGCTGACACTGGGGGGAGCCTAACCGAAGAAGAGACTAAGGATACTCTTAGAAAACTTCAAAGAAGCAATGAAATCACAAACAAGATTCAAATGCTATCTGCGACAGATAAGAAAAAAAATAAAAAAGAAATAGAAGAATTAGAACTAGAACTTGTCCAAATTAGAAAAAATTTAATTGACGTAGAAATGTCTGTTCAGAGTGTATACGAACATACTGCTGACGCCAGGGCTGAAAGGTCAATGTTATTGTGGTACGCTGTACAGCTTGGCGTAATCATTGAAGAGGGTGAAGAAAAAAGCTTTTTTAATGGACTTATATATGAGGATCAACTTAATAATTTATATGAGAAGGATGAAGATGGCGAAGACTTTGAAAAAGAAGCCTTAAACAAACTAATGCTTGTTGTGTCTTATTGGTTTTACAACAATCAATCAAGCGAAAAAGATATAGAAGAATTTTTAAAGCAACAAGAGGGTGGATAACGATGAATTAGCCGACATCATTGTTGAGGTTTTTGAAGGTTTTAGTGTTTTGAATTCTAGTTTAGGTCCAATTTATATTAAGCACTTTCATCAATTAGATACAAGAAAAATACTAGGTAAACGAAAACTATATATAGCTGAAGCCGAAGAAAGAGGCTTGTTGGCCGAAAAAAGTATTTTAAAAATGCTAATTGAGGATGACATGTGGGATGACGAATCTGAAAAAGAGATACAAGATAAAAAGAAATTTATAGAAAATTTAAAAACCTCTTTATCTAAAATTGTATTACCATCAAAAAGAAAAGAACACTCAAAGCTAATAGATTTAGAAATTAGCAAACTAAACAAACTATCTTTTGAAAGGGAGAAACTTGTTGGGCTTACGGCAGAAAAATACGCAGAAAGAAAAGTCAATAAAGATTTTTTTGAAAGTCTTTTATTTTTAGATGAGGAATTTAAGACATCTCCATTTGACGACTTAGATTATCAAGACATTGAAACAGCCAAAGAGCTCGCAGATTTAGAGGGCCAGTTCTTCAACAGAATGAATGACGGGAACATATCGAAGGCTGTGTTGTCTCCCTTTTTTGGCCCATACATGCCTTATTCCGAAGATGTTATTAATATGTTTGGAGAACCTTTAAAAAATTTGACAGCATTTCAATTGAAGATGATAAGCTACTCGAGAAGCTTTTTAAATATTTTCAAAAACTCTCAAAAGGATATACCAGATCATATTGCAAAGGATCCAGACCTATTGATAGATTTCTATAATAGCCAAAAAACAGAAAAAGAAGGCAAAAGCGCAGGAGAATCAGATGCTACGACTTATTTTGGAGCCAATAAGGATGATATTGCTCACTTAAAAGATAAAGATCAAAACGCCATCACGCTAGGAGATGCAATAAAAAAGAAGGGTGGCTCATTAAATATGAAAGATATGGTTGAGATGCATGGACTTTGATTAAGAAATGCCGATAAAATAGTGTAATACCATATTATATGGCAACGGCAAAAGTACCAGTAACATTTTCACCAGTAGATTCAAAGAAGGTAGACGCGGCATTAGCGAGGATTCAAGCCAAGGCTAAGGGTGTAGACTTCGGCGGAGGAGCAGGATCTATAAACAAACTTTCTAGGCCGCTAGGAAAAATAACTGGACAAGCCTCTGAATTTCAAAAATCGTTAGAAGCGTCTAATGCTCGTGTTTTAGCTTTCGGTGCCTCTGTAGCTGTTATAAATAAACTCTCACAAGCTTTTGGGGCTTTGGTTTCAAATACTATCAAAGTAGAAGCTACTTTTGCAAAAATTAACACAATTCTGGGCGGCACACAGCAGCAATTACAAAAATTT